CGGCCTTGGATATACTCGTTTGTCAGTTTTGCCATGATATGTCCTCTTCAAATGGTGGGGGCGCAAGGCCCCCGGCTGTTATGCTATCGCAAAAATATCGTTTGCCTCAAAATAAGCGTCTGCACGTTCCATAATCCGCTGCCCGTCAGCCATCGCATCAGACAAGCGGGCGAGGATGCTGCCCTTAACTTCCGCGCCATCCTCTGCGCGAATGATGATAGCATAAAACCCGTGATTTGCTTTGTATTTGCCGATTGCTGGCAGTTCGATTTTTTCCATCCGCATGATATATTTGATATTCATGTCATTCATCCTTTGATGCGGGCTGATGCCCTTGGTGGGGTGGGGGCCGAAACCCCCGGCTCGTTAGTATGAGAAAAACCCGTTTGCAGAGCAAATGCCAACATAACCGCCCGTGCTGTTTTTGCGGTTAAGCAATTCGGTCAAATCAATTGCGCCAACCCAGCGGCCCCAAGCCTCATTGAATAAAACAACATAGCGGGCAGTTGGTGCGTCAGGGCGGCGCTCAATATCAAAATGCTGGGCTGCGCGTTGCGCCATCAAAGCAGTTGCCTTTTCAGCAGCTTCCTTGGTCGAATAATTCTTGCAGGGGTTCTTGTTGGTTGCGCGGTATTCTTCAATTGCGGCAATCAGCTTGTCGGTGATGTTCATGTCGTCGTCTCCTTATTGGCGGGCTTAATTGCCCTCTGACCATTCGCTTCAACCATATTTCAGAAACCCGGTCAACAATAAAATGCAATTCAATTAGATTGGGTTGTCTTTTTTACCTGATATTCGGCAATATCCCAATCGCTTGAGCCATCCGGCCAAGGTTTCCAGCGCCATTTGCGGGGGTCGGTGTCCCTGACGATGTGACCATTGCGCATTTTTAGGTCAACAGTCTCAGCGTCAGGGCATCGGCCATTGTTCTTAGGCATCGGTTGCGATGACAGTGCCATCATCAAGGCGCATCAGCGCACCGCACTTGATGCCAATTTCAATCATGTTTGGCGACATCTCTTCAATTTGCTCTGGCGTAATTTCTGGCAATGGTTGACGTTTTGCCATGCTTTCAATTTCTTGGCGGCGCTTGCGCTCTCGGTTGGCAATCTGCTGCGCTTTCTGGCGTTGGCGCACATCTGCATCATCCCTGCGCCATTCATCAATGATGTCGATGCACTCTGCAATGGTGGGAAACCAACGGCAGCGGCGCATTGATTGCTCGGCAAGATAGGCAATCGCATCCTTTGGATAGCCCTGCAAAACCCTCTGATAGCCCATCACAAACAGCTTCCCAGAAACCATGTCCTTAGATTGCTTTGGCAAAACAGCGTCCATTACCCTGATGCACTTTAGGAAATGCTGCTCATCGCAAGGGGCTGGGGGCGGCAATGGCGATGAAGCCATCTCCATCACTTGAGCCAATTGCTTGTCTGTCAGAATGTCCGGCAGGCTTTCCAAGTCCAAGCATTCTGTCAATTTCGGCAGAGACACCATCTTTTCGTTCGGCAAAGTTTCCATTTTTGTGTTCCTTAATTTCATAGAGGTCAGTCCAGCCGTTCATCGTGCTTCGGTCAAGCACCTCGGCAATATCCTGCCCGGCATGGCGCATAGCTTCCAGCTTATTGATTGCCCGCGATGCAGCCCGGTCTGTAAGTGGCTTCTTGCGCTGCTTGCGCATTTGCAACCATCCATTCCAAGCCTCTGATGGCATCCAATCTGGAATTGCAATCTCTTGCCCCTTGGGGGGCTTATGGGGGGTTATATCTGGTTGTTGGTTATTGGTTATTGGTTGTTGGTTATTGGTTGGTTGAACGTCCGTTGAGCGTTCGTTCAACCGGCGTTGCGCAGATGCCTTGCCAGCGTTGGATGCTTTCTCTGATTTTTGGCGGAAATGCGCAATTTCTGCATCGCACCGCTCTTGCCGCCAATTTGCGCCATCGCTGATAAAAAAGTCGGATAGCACCTGTGCCACCTCTGGCACATGGTCGCGCATTCCAATCTGTCTGGCGATGTCTGCAACGTCACCAACAAGGCAACCCTCGCGCATATAATACAAATCAAGTAAGCGCCGATAAGCCAAATCTTCCATCAGTGTGAGGTGACGGGTGTGGCTGGCATAGTCGCCAATGTTGAATTGGAAATAGTGCATCTCAAGATGTTCCTTTCATGCGTGACGAAAGGCCCAAAGAGGGTTGCAAGGCGGATTTCTGGCGTGTATTTAACATTTATGCCTCCTGCATAGGCTGATTTGGGCGAGGGTGTGACTAGCATCCTCGCCCTTTCCATATCTCAGTGCGACTTACCCTTCAAGCCATCACTGCCTTTAAGTGCCTCAGCAAGAGCATCAGCAACCTTTTTGACAGCATATCGCACAGAGGAAGGGTCTTTATTGAATGTTCTGCCAATCTGATTGAACGACAATCCATCCTCAGTGTGCAGTTCATGAAACAGCACTTGGCGCACAGATGAAATGTCATGTGTCCGTATCTCGCCGCGAATATCATCTATGCTGAAACCATATGGCCTGCCAATTTCAACCGCTTTCACAAGCGCCTTCTCGACAAAATTGTTTTCAATGGTTTGCGGCTGCTCTTCTTCAGCAAATGCAGCAAAGGCTTCTGGGCTTAGACTGCAACAGCCAGAGCAATGCAGCCATCCATAATGGTCTATGACCAAGCCCCTATTGTCGCAGATTGGACAATGCAGGATAATTGATTGTGCTATTTCCATTTTTTCCCCTTTCATGATATTTATGGCTTGCCGCTCCCCTTTGGCGGCGGGGCTGGGCTGCCACTACCCAGCCCCATCAAGGGGGCGATAATCACTTCAACACCAGAAACATGAGGCGAACGATAAATCGTAAATTCGTCGCACCATCTGTCATCTGGGATAATCTCAAGGCCAACCAGTAAATCAGTCAGCAGCTTTTCGCGGTTCATGATGTCGCCGCGCCTGTTGATGTTTACCTTGACCAACATCTTAAAAGGCTGCCCGCTTGCCATAACCGGGCCACCCTGCTGCCGATGTTGCAGTTTGACGATGATGGCAGCTTCACGCTTCCAATCCTTATGCTCTTTTGTCTTGACCCTGCCGATGCCGGGGACATTCCGATAAGCCATGTTTGCCGATGGCGGCACAGGCAGGATAAAGTGCATCATTTGGCGGCCTTCTCTGCAATCAGGTCATCCACGGCCTTCCTTGCCCGCAAATAACCCTCAAGGCTGGGCTTGGTGCGGCCATTGCGCCAGTAGCTAATGCCATTGGCACTAACGCCCGCCCGCTCGGCCACCTCATAAGCGTGGATGCCATATCTGGCCGCATCGTCAAAAATTTGACGGACTAAAATGTCAACTTCCTGTTTCATGCCGCTTTTCTAAGTCCTCTTTGATAATTAGGCAACCCTTCTTGCATTAAATATAAGCGTTTTGCATTTAGGGGCTTGATTATGTTGTCGCATGGCGTATTCTGCACAGGCAAGAAGCGAAAGGGTGCTATTATGAAAAGACCAATTCCAACCAATCCATGCGACGATTGCGGCGGCAGCGGCGTTATCGAGTATTACAGCCAGCACGGCATCTGCGAGGATGTCTGCGAGGCTTGTCATGGCGTTGGCGAAGATGATGTTGATACTTGCCGCGAATGCGGTTGCCGTGTCGAGGTGCTGACAGCCGAAGACTGCTGCATTGCCTGCGATGTCTCCATTATACTGACCGAAGCGTCTGAATTTCACCACAGCAGTCGCCAGCGCGAATTGGCGATGCGGATTGCTGACGTAATCAACGGCGAATGGGCCAAGCCAGATATGGCTAATGCAAAAGCCCGCTCACAGGCCATTCTGGCCGCACTTAACTTGGGAGCCTAAATCATGTTGACCGAATTATATGACGCTATGTCCAAAGCCTTCCCTGAGATTGAAGGCGCAATCAAAGACAGCAGCAACCCACATTTTAAGAGCAAATATGCTGATTTAACATCAGTGGTGATGGCGATTAAGCCAGCCCTCTCTAAGCATGGGCTGTTTTTCCGGCAGGCAACGCGCATTACAGATGGCGGCGTTTGTGTTGAAACTTATATTTGCCACAAGTCGGGCCAAGAGGTGTCATGCGGGCTATTTTTTGCGCCAGCCCTCAAGCAAGACGCGCAAGGCTATGGCTCTGCGTTGACTTATGCCCGCCGCTATTCGCTATCAACAGCCTTCGGGGTATGCCCAGAGGATGACGATGGCAACGCTGCCGTGCAGTCAGTGCGCCAAGAGCCAAAGATTAATCAGCAGCAGTTCCTTGAATTACAGGCGCTTATTGAGGCCAGCGGGGCTGACATCAAGGTTATGTGCGACTTCTATAAAATCGGCGGTCTGGTTGATTTGCCTGCGTCTAAGTTTGCCCATGCAAAGGCCAATCTTGAAAAGAAGGTTCTTGAAAATGCTGCAAGTTGAACAGAACAGCGACGAATGGCGGCAGGCGCGTTGCGGGTCGCTGGGGGCCAGTGGTCTAAATGAGGCGCTGGCAACCACCAAGTCAGGATGGGGCGCATCGCGGGACAATATCAAGGCCCGCATCATCGCAGAGCGCCTGACAGGGGTGCCACAGGACGGGTTCACCAATGCAGCGATGCAGTGGGGCCATGACAAAGAAGATGACGCGGCAACAGCCTATCAGTTCATCACAGGGCGCAAAACTGACTTGGCTGGGCTTTTCTATCATCCAACCATCAAAAGCAGCCACGCAAGCCCTGACAGGCTTGTCGGGGATGATGGGCTAGTCGAGATTAAATGCCCCAACACAGCCACGCACATTGACACTCTGACCAGCCAGAAGGTGCCTGCCAAATATCTGACGCAGATGCAGTGGCAGATGGCCTGCACGGGCCGCAAATGGTGCGACTTTGTGTCCTTTGACCCTCGGATGCCAGAAGAGTTGCAGATTTTTGTGCAGCGGGTCGAGCGTGACGACAATGAGATTGCCCGCCTTGAGGCCGCCGTTTCGGTGTTTCTGCAAGAGGTGGACGATAAGATTGAAGCCCTCAACCAGCTAAGGAGCAAGTGAAATGGGCAATCAGGAATTGCGCTTGTTGGCGCATCTCAAGCAGCACAAGACCATTCAGCCAATGGAAGCGTGGCAACAGCTTGGCATCTATCGCTTGGCCGCTGTCATCCATCTGCTGCGCACTGACGGGCATGAAATTGAGACAGACCGCATCAGCGTGACCAATCGCTTTGGTGAGGAATGCAAGGTCGCCCGCTATATCTACCGGGGCAAGCAGGCCGAAAGCCTGTTTGATTTGATGTGAAGGTCACGCACAAGCGCATCAAGCCCAAGGCTGGCGCTGCTCCTACGGCAGAAGAGCGCCGCTTTATGGCTTGGGTTGCTGAATGTGCCTGCCTTGCTTGTGGTCGCAGGCCAGTGACCCTGCACCATGTCACAAGCGATGGTTTCAAGCGCATATCACGCAGCCACAAACGGATTGTGCCGTTGTGCGCCATGCACCACCTCATTCAGCATGGGCCGACAGTCTCAGTCGAGGCGCTTGGTCACTATGGGTTCAAGGCGCGTTGGGGTGTCGATTTGCTTGTCGAGGCAGAAAGGCTTTGGGAAAATTATGCAAACAGTCACGCTTAGAGGGTTCGAGCAGCGGCAGCTTGCAAAGAACCTGATTGATTTGGCACCTGACGATAGCGTGGTCAAAATCAGCCCGCGCAATCGGTCATCGCAGCAGAATGCCAAGCTGCACGCCATGCTGGCCGATTTGGCAAAGCAGAAACCACAAGGGCGCGAATTGGATGTCGAAACTTGGAAAGGGCTATTTCTCGCTGAGATTGGCCGCCGGGTTAAGTTCGAGCCAAGCCTTGATGGCACTGGTGTGGTTGCGATGGCACCAAGAACGTCAAAGCTGAATGTTAAGGAATTCAGCGATTTGATAGAATGTATTTATGCCTATGGCGCAGAACATGGCGTAAAATGGTCGGAAAGGGACAATTACGATGTTTAATCAATGTCAGTTTATCGGAAACTTGGGCGCAGAGCCTGAGATTAAAGCCTTCCAGTCAGGCGGGCGCATTGCAAACTTGCGGCTGGCCGTGTCGGAAAGCTGGAAAGACAAAGATACCGGGGAGCGCAAAGAGCGCACCGAATGGGTCAGTGTCGTGCTTAACAGCGATGGCCTTGTGAACCTTGCTGACCGCTATTTGCGCAAAGGCACCAAGGTGTTTGTCTCTGGCAAGATGCGCACCCGCAAATGGCAGGATAGCAATGGCAATGACCGCTATTCGACTGAAATTGTGGTTGGTGGCTTTGATGGCAAGCTGGTCATGCTCAGTGGTAAGCCAGAGGGTGAAAGCCAATTCGCCAAGCAGGATGAGCCAGCTTATCCGTTTGATGACCTAAGTGATGATGTGCCTTTTTGAGCCATGACCGATAAAATCTTAAATGAGGCCCGCGAACGTGTGGCCGCGAAATATCGTGAAGGGTCTGTTTGCTGGCGTGGTATTATGTCCGGCCAGTGGGATAGGGGCGCTTTAATGCGTGATGCGATTAAAGAGGTGACAGATGAGAAACGTGCCAATCGGTAAAACCATCAACGCAATTGAATTGGTTGAATTGCTGGCCGCGGGCCAATCAGACAAGGAAATTGCAGCATATTTTGATTGCCACCCAACTGTTGTGGCTCGGCTGCGAAAAACGATGATGGCGGTGAAGCCAACCATCAAAACAAGCATTGCACCAAAGAAAAACGACAACCCGCCAACCAAGGATTATGTAAATCTGCGCTCCAATGTTAACATGATTGATGGCTCGGAGCGTTTGTTACAGCGTCAGCTAGAGGTTGGCCTTCATTGGCTCGACAAGGCCCGTTTCATTGCTGTGTGCAAAGAAAAGGGCTGGCAGAACAGATTGCCGAAAGGATTATTAGCATGACAGAACAAGAGGTCATAAAACGGGCAAAGGCAGCCCTTGCAAAGCAAGAAAAGCTAAAAGCCCAGTTGCGCCAAGTCGATGCGGACATCCGCGAGATTTGCAATGATTATCGGACAGTCACAAGGACATGGATTGTCAGGCCAGAAAGCCTAAAGTTTGCGGTTGAGGCCCGCGAAGGCAGGCGGGCTGCATAGCCCACTTGCAGGCGGTGATGGGAATTGCCACGGGCTGTCCTCGCAGCACCCCCTTTCTTGCAACCGGGGCAGGTTGCATCACCGCCTTATTTCTTGCGCTTGCCAGCCTTTTTCTTGGCTTCACGCGCAACGCTTAGAGCGATGGCGATAGCTTGGTTTTGAGGTTTGCCGCGCTTCATCTCTTCTTTGATGTTCTCGCTCACGCTCTTCTGCGAATAGCCCATTTTAAGCGGCATAAATCACCATTTTACCTTGTCGGCCCAATAGGCAGCCGAGAGTTTGCCCTTGGCGATGTTCTTTGCATGGCGGGCTTTAAATGCCGCCCTGCGTTCTTTGTCCGCCTTGCTCTCGCCTTCGCGTGGCGGTGAACCTTTGACACCCTGTTGACCAAAGCGGATGGTCTTGATGGTGTTGCCTTCTTTAGCCACGACAACATGGCTTTTGGTCGGATGGCTTGGGGTCGCCTTGGGCTTGTTATAGCCCTCAAGGCGCAGCTTGGTCAGTCGAGGGTCTTTAGCCATCTATTTTTTCCCAACCTTCAAGGCTTCCTGCCATGCCTCAACAAGCAGCCGATGCTTGGTTTTGCAGTCGCCGTATGTCTCAATAAGCGCCTTTTCCCACAATATACGTTCTGGGTCTACCAGAGGAACGGGCGGGTCAGTTAGGTTCTTGCACGGATGCGCGAGGTTCGCGGGCGGTGCCGGGAGCGTCTGTATCACGGATGCTTTCGATGAGCAGCCCGACAGCCCTATCAGGAGGCACAGGGCAATCAGCAGGAGGGGCAGGGATAGTTTTGTAAATTTCCCTAATCGTGTCTGTTCGTTCGATGGAGCGTCCATCGGCAATATCGCGGGCTTTTTCGTATTCTTGCGCCTTAGCATCTATCACCCCCTGCATCTGTTCCTTTTGCTTTGCGGCCTTTTCCAATGCCTTGGAATAAGCTGCATCACATTGCCAATCCCGCACCTTATAGCCACCAAGGAAGCCCACAATCAGCAGGCCGCCCATGATATAAGGTTTGGGAATGCCAAGCATCAGAGCCAGTTTGCGTATTTCTTGGTTTTGGCCTTGCGGTCATCCAAGCCATGCGTCCCACCATTAATGCGCTTTGTCAGGCGCAAGATAGCATCGTCATTGATGCCAAGGTCGCAAATCTGCCACAGCTTGTTTTTGTCAAAGAACCAAAGGGCGCTCTCAAAACAAAGTTCACCAGCCACCAAATCAGGGTTGGTCATAACGTCTGGGCGGTTCACATAATTGGCAAATTCTTGATAGTTAAAACGCCCGGTCAATTGGAGCGCCCCCCTGCCGCGAAATGCGAACCCCGCGCCTGATGCCTCATCGCCATTACCCATGCGGTTCGCATAGACCCGGTTGGCAATCTTGGCAGGCTGACGCGCATAGGCATTGGCAAGCGCATCCGTTGGGAAATACTTGCCGAAAATCTTGCGCAGCCCTTGGGCCGAATAGTTAAGGTTCTCGCTGAAAGCAGTGAAATTGCCGCTTTCATGGGCGGTCTGGGCAAAGAAATGCGCAGCCCGGTTGCGGTTCAAGTTATAGAATTTGGCGGCGGCCTTCAAAGTGCCGGGGCCAAAAGCCCCGTCAGGCGTAACGCCAATCTTCGCTTGCAGATTTTTAAGGCTCATTGTCCACCCCCAATGTTTGCGCGCCAATTTGGGAAATCGTTCTCATCAACCACGCCATCGCCGTTCAAATCCCAGCGCATATCTGTGCGGTCTACCATTTCCCAAGGCTGCAATATGCCATCGCCGTTTTCGTCAAACGGGACATATTCGGCAGCGGGTTCCTCTACGGCTTCAACCGCGACAGCAACTGCCGCAGCCGCTGGGGCAGGGGCAATCGGTTCGCTAAGGTCAAGAGTTTGCGAAGGTTCTGGGCTGTCAGGTGCGGGCGCAGAAGGGTTATCAATTGGCGCAGGCGGGTCATTTGGCGTTTCCTTGCTATCGCGGGCATTCGCGTTAAGGCTCAAGCCACCAAGCAGGCCGACAAAGGCCCCCACGATGGTTTGGAATGCAGGGTTAATCATCTCAAGCACGGCAGTGCTGTCCACCAACTCATTCGGCATGAACAGGCCAACAACCAAGGCCATCACCACAACCACAATCACCAGTGACAGCGTTGTAATCGCCATGCGGATGGTGAATTCAATTGTGTCGTTGATGCCCTCTTCTTTGCTCTCAAATCCTTCAAAGAAACTCATCGCATTAGTCCTTTCCGGCCAAGGGATTTGCTAAAGTCCGTTGGATTTTCTCATCAACATCTTTTTGCAGGGCTTTGACGCGCTCTTGGCCTTCTTTGTCCTGCTCACGCAACTGCTGGATGATTGCGCGTTGCATTGCAATAGTTTGTGCATCGCTTGCCCTCACACTACTGCTAACCGCATCCACAGTTTGCCGGGTGCTGGTTACGCTGCTTGAGATGCTGCCAGATAGATAATTCAGCGCCTCAGAATTACCTTTAGTCAATCGCTCAATGGATGTCACGCGCTCATCAAGCACGGAAATTCGGCTCTCAATGCCAGACAGGTCGGGCGGCACATAGGCCGCAGTCACTTCCTTCATGGTTAGGAATTGCTGATAGACTTGGAAGCCAGCCCACATTCCACCAACCACAGTGGAAAGCGCCGCAAAGATAATTGCGATTTTTCCGCTGCTAAGGTTGCCAATCTTGAAGCTGAAACCACCTTCATCAAACGAAACTTCTGGCTTTTCATCACTCATATTGCTGCCCAATCATCTCCAACCATCGGCGGTCATTATTCATCATCAGTCGATACATTACCAAATAAGCGTCCACAGGTCGATTTTTGCGGTAAATCTCCCTTGGGTTGTAAAACGCGACATCTGGAATTTTAGCTTGCGCATATTGCACAAGGTTCACATTGCCCGCCAATTGCTGCATCTCAGCGTCAGGCTCGGCGGGGCTGCTGTCCTCTTTCTTGGCGGACATCATATCCAAAATCTGCAATTGGGTTGCCGGGTTCATAACATCAGACACAGATGCAACGGATGCAGAGGCCAATAGTTGCTGCCCTTGCTGGGGCGTGATTGGGCTGAAAACTAATTCAGCCTGATTAAAAGCCCGCTCAGGCGAATTTGAGGCTTCCTGCGCCATAACCATGCTCGTGCGCTCTTCTTGCGCTGTGCTGCCTTGCTGGTCGGCCTCGCTGGCATTTTGGGCGGTGTTTTCTTGCTTGGCTTCCTGTTGAACGTCCTTGGCAGCGTCTTGTGATGCCATTTCCTGATTTGCCTGCCCGTCTTGTGCGCCAACTTGGCTTGGCAGCAATGCAGAAAGCAGGCGGCCAGATGTTAAGGCGGCCAATTGCGTTGGGCTTAGGCGCTCTGCCTGTTGCTTGGTTTCCTGCTTGGCCTCAGCCACAACCTCAGCGCGGGCCTCTGCGACAGCTTCTGTGCGTGTCTCAGCCTGCGCAACCACAGTCACAGCTTCTGCCACAGGTTCGGCAACTGGCTCTGCCGCTGCAACCTCTTCGGCAGCCGGGGTGGCTTCCTGCACAGCCTCTTGCACGGCCACAACAACGGGCGCTGCCGAAACGCTTGGGCCAATAACAACAGGGTTAAAAATAGGCTCTGGCTCTTCTGGCAGACCAAGGGCGATATAGCTGGTGTTGTCCAGCAAGTTGACGTTTTGCCCATATAGGATGCTAAAGCTGTCAGTTGATGTCGGGCCAGTTAATCCAGCGGTCACAACGTGCCACTGATTGTTAACGTCCGCATAGTTCCATTGGATTTTTCCATCTGGATAAATGGCAATTTCAAACGTGTTGGTCAGCCCGGAGCCATATTCGTAGGTGTTATACCAGCCAAAGATTGCAGCATTTACGTCTGTGCGGAAATATGGATTGCCGCCACTAACTAGGTCTGTCCAAAGCCCATAAATAGCATTGCGCGGCGCTTGCTCAATAGGCTCACCATTGCAGCACCGATTGCCGATGTCCGCAAATGAGATGAAGCCATTGGATGAAACCCAAGCCTGATTAAATGTCTGGCCGAAATACTGAAACGGAAAGCCAAGCTGCACAAGGCGTGTGCTATCATCACCACCATTTAGAGGGGTCATGGTTTCTGGGCCGCCAATGATTTGGCCGGGAATGATGATGGGGCTGTAATCCTGCGCAGATGCAGGCGCAGCCACTAACGCTAAGGCAAAGAGCCATCTCATTTGCGCTTCTTGGTATCCGGGCGGTTCTCAGGGTATTCAGCCCAAGCGTTTGTGGCCTCAGTGCCAATTTTCCCATAGAACGGGCAAGGGGTGCCTGCCATTTCCATTGCTTGAAAGACGCGCTTGTCTTGGCAAAGCAGCGATACAGCAGCCACCTTCATTCCCATGTCGAACAGCTTGGACGATAGCTTAATCCGTTCGCAATTTTCATCGCGCACAGTCCGTCCAGCCGATAGGCCGAAGATTTGGGTCTGCACTGCGCCAGACTGACCAGTGGTGCAAAGGTCTTGGCTGTAAGACATCATGCTAGGCGCGATGGCGCTGGGCGGCGGCGACTTGATGTTCTGGTCAATCACCTGACGATTGATGCTCTCGCTATAGCTTTTGCTGTCCGAGACATTGACGTTGTTGTTCTGATTGACGTTGTTGGCAGTGGAATTCTGGTTGACCACCTGATTGACGTTTGAGGTCACATTCTGGTTTGATGTCTCGGTTGTGATATTACGATTGGTGCTATCGACAGTCGAGATGTTCCGATTGGTCATATCACCAAAATTGTAATTGGTGTTTTCATTCTGGCTGGTCGAGGTGCTGACATTCTCGTTATAATTTGTATTGGTTGAGGTGGACACATTGGTCGATGTGGACACATTCTCATTGTAATTTGTCGCGGTGCTGGTGTTGATGTTGGTGTTGGTCGAGGTGCTGGTGTTGACGTTGTTGTTCGTCGCCGTGCTGGTAGACGTATTGACGTTCGTGTTCGTCGAATTGGTTGTCGTGTCGTAGACGTAGTTATTCGACTGAGCAAAAGCCGCCACAGGAACAAAAGCAAGCAGCAGCAGTTTACGCATCAGCGGTCAGCCTTGTTATCGAGCTTGTCCTCGATACGACGAAGGTGCGTCATCACCTCGTCAAACTTCTTGTCGATGGCCTGAAACTTCTCGCCACCGAAGTCGAGTTTCGTCTCAAGGATTGCCAAACGGCTGCTTAATTTCGTCCACACCCCGATAAGCGCAAAAACGCCAGCGATGACGGTGAGAAGCGTATCGATACCGAATGACATATCCATAGCTATTTCCTGATATTTATCAGCTTGCAGTTTGGCTCTAAGGCTTCAAATCCGTGCCACTGGTCATCTTTCCAATCGAAAATATCGCCAGCGTTTGCTTCTTTTTCCCATCCAACCCCAAAAACTCTAACCTTCCCGCGACATACAATCGTAATGTGATTTGTTTCTGGGGCCATTTGGTGAGAGTGCATTTCTAAGGTGTCACCCATATCCTCAAAGGTATAGATGACACCCCCAATTGAGCCAATTTGTATTTGCTTACTCAACAACATTTGGGGCTTCCTGAGGTGTCTCAGGCGGTGTCGGCTCTTCTGGCTCGGCGTAAATCGCCCAAGTCCCGTCTGGATTTAGCGTGCTGTTTGAAACAACTTCATCGGAAACTGAGACAAACTGCGCAGCGATGTCAGGATGGAAGCATTCCTCAATCGCCACGCCTTCCGGTGCTTGGAAAATTTCAACAGCTACATTTTCAACAATTCGTGCGTATTTCATAATCACCACTCCACAACGACAAAGCCGTTGCCACCATTTGAGCCTGAGGAATAGTTCGACGTGCAGCAGTCATTGTATCCGTAACCACCACTACCTCCACCGCCAGAATTTCCGGCTATACCTTGGTAACTCTGGTTAACCCCCGGCGCTCCTCCGCCGCCAACCCCAGCCGCACGAGAACCCGCAGCACCGGTGTTCTTCCACGCGCCAGCGCCGGTTCCTGACGACCCGGACGGGTTCGCTGTCCCGGTGAAAATGTCAAAATTAAAACGCTGGTAAAACGCCAGAGGGCTTGGCTCCGCAGTTGTCGAACCCGCCGCGTTTGTCACCAAGCCATAGAAGGCGTCGCCGGGGTTAATAGTATTTCCGCCGGTCTTTACGCCACCGCCCATGCCGGGGAGGGAGTAAAGAGCATCGCCGCCTTGGCCGCCTGTGCCAAGCTGTGAACCAGCGCCACCACCGCCACCGCCGAACCTATACGGCCAGCTAGCGTAAGCATTTCCTCCACGACCGCCTGTCCCTTGAAATTGTCCGCCAGTCCCCGTGCCGCCTGTCGCGCCAGCAGTTCCGGTTGTCGCGCCGTTTCCACCAGTTGCAGAAATTAAAGCACCAAACGAAGAGGTGCCGCCCGCCTGTGCGTTGCCTGTAGACCAGTTTCCGCCCGCACCGACAGTAACTGTATAGGACGTTCCGGGGGTTACGGTGAAAACACCATGAGCGTAACCGCCACCACCACCGCCACCACCGCCCTGAGACGGGTGCTGAGTGCCACCGCCACCACCGCCAACAACGCGAATCCGGATACTCGTTACACCAGATGGAACAACGAACGTAAAAGTTCCGCTATTCAAAAATTGCAAAAATTGCCCAGAGCCAAATAAACGGGGGGATACGGCGTTGTTAACCTCCCATTCTGAACCCGGAGATGAAAACGCGGCAAGCTGAAAAAGCTGCAAGTTAGTCGTGCTAGTCTGTCCCATTTATTTACTCCTCAAATCCGTAAACATTGACGGAAACATTACCAGTTGACGAATAGACCACGATATTTTTTCCTGCGCTTGCAACAAGCCCCGTTTTTTCAACAGTGCCATACTGCCCAACCAACACATCATATAGAACATATTCTGACGCAGTTGGCGTTGAGTTTGTGGCAATCGCCAAACGAACCCACGTTGACATAATCGCTCGATTTTGAAAATTGACAGTGAACGAGCCGGTCTTTCCGGCTGGCACTGTATATACCGTTGTATTAGTTCCTGCCGCTAGCACGGCCTGTCCTAAAGTTCCTGATGCCATGACCTAGTTCCTTTAATTAACGCCAGCGAAAAACAAGGCCTTTCCAGATGAGAAGCTGGAGACAACCTCCCAACTAACGGATGACCCATCAGTTTTTAGAAATTTGTCAGCGTTTCCTGCCTGCGATGGTAAAATTGTGTTTGCGTTTGCTAATGCGGCAATTGCTTGGGCCACATTGGCTGGCGACATTCCTCGCAGCGCAACCTGTGTTCCAGCCTGCATTTCTGCCAGCGTAGCATGAGCAATTTCTTCAATTGCTCCCGTGCCAGCGGAGTTGCGACCAAGTAGCTTGTCAGTCGCCATTGTAAGGCCGCTGCCAGTTACAGGGCCAGCAGTCGCGCCACCGAAACCAATAGCAGCCCAAACGTCAGGATTTGTATCTGTGTCAGGGATAAGCGTAAAGCCAGCAGGGACGTTCACCAACTTACTAGTTGTGGCATCCGTAAACGTATTGCCGACAGCGCAATTGATGGTGACAGTGTTGCCATCCGATGTGGTCTTTTTAACACCACCTGTGAATGGCAGCGTTAGGCCAGAAATAAGCGCCAGATTAACGACGATGTTGCCAGCAGTCGTATCGCAAGCAATCAACTTGCCGTTTGTCGAATTGTTAATGGTATAAGGCGACATCGATGCATCAATGAAAACAATGTCTTGGAAGCCGATACCCGCAACAATAGCTTCTGCCTCGGCAGCAGACGCAGCAGCGGCATTTTCGCTTGCAAGCGCAGCGGCCTCACTATCAGCAGCAGCGTTTTCGCTTGCAAGTGCAGCGGCAGCAGATGCCGCGGCAGCAGATTGGCTTGCAGCGGCAGCGTCCTCGCTGTCAGAGGCAGCGGAAGCTGATGATGCAGCCGCAGATGCGGAATTTGATGCGGCATTTTGGCTTGCTAGTGCCGCATCAGCATAACCATCAACTGTTGCGGCAAGTGCGTCTAAATAATCAGCCTGAGCATTAGCATCGGTCTGAAACTCAGGTAGTGCGCCCAAAAAGGCATCAGCATCAGTGCTGAATGTGTCCGGGGATTGCGAACGTGAAGGCGGTGTTGGCAGCGGTGTGATATGCGGTGCGGGCATTAAACCAATCCTTCAACCTCAATGGAGCAATCAGAAATGCTCGGTGTAGACAACACTATATTAAATTGCTTGTAAAATCCATACACTACTGTCTCAGGGCGGTTTTCATCGCCAATAAAAACAGTAGGTGTCGTGCGAACATCAGCAAGCGCCTTCTGAACAGCAGCAACCGAGGCGGTTTCAACAGTCACATCGTAATCAGCCCGCTTGCTATATGCGCGAGTTGTGATGACAGTGTTGCCAAAATCGTCAGTGGATTTGACCGAATAATCAATGATGCTCACGCTGGTGCCAAAATTAGAAACGCCAAGGGTGCGCTGCTTGCCAATAATAACCTCACCAACCTTAGCATCACCCGCGCCACCATCTACAATGGCGTTGATTGTCGCGCTGCCATAAGCAGGCAAACCAAGGAAAACCATATCAGGCAAGAAGGCAATTTCCTCGAAGAAATAGGTATACCAGTCAATGATGATGGTGTTGTCTTGCAGGCTTCGCGTCTCGGTATAAACAACGCCTTCGCCGGGGTCTGTCATCGTCAGCGTGATGCTATTGCCTGACAAGCCAAAGAAGGCAGCCGCGTTGACCACTGTTGCGGGTGTGATGCTTACGTCAACTTCAGCAGCATAAACTGTTTGGGTGCTGATAATCTGGTCAAACATCTTGAAGCGATTGGTCGCGCCGAGGTCTAGCCAAGATGGTGGCGTTGCCACAGCGCCAACATCAGGACGGGCAGTCGTGCTGCTAACAATAACTTCATAAACCCGATGGTCATAAATGCGCTTGGTGCCAAGCGTATAGGTTCCGGCAGTCCATGCAGGCGCATCCGTCTCAGGCACATTGGATGCCGTGAGCATGGCTGCCGTGACAGGAACGGGCTGAACGATAATCATTAGGCAACATTCCTTTCGGGCGGCAGGCCATCACCATCCCAGCGGTTCATCAGGTCATAAGATTTGCCAGTGTTCTTGGCGATTTGATACATCGCAACCCGCATCTCTTCGCGCAAAGCCTTAACCTCATCTGCCGTGGCACCATGATTGAGCATATTGCCAAGCTGGTTTGAGTTGTAGATGCGCGAGGGGCCAGTTGCCTCAATTTCTGGGCCATTTTCACCAACGATGCGCAGGCCGCCACTATGCAGGCCGCCATTGGCAAATGGACGGATATTGTAATTGATGCCCTCAAATGCCTGCCTGCCGCCACCACCGCCATAATCCCTAATTGTCTGATTAACTTGACCGGCATTCACGTTATCATTGACTGCATTTTGTATCGCGGCAGCGGCAGCGGCAGCGGCATCGGCAGCAGCCTTTGCAGCAGCATCGGCAGCAGCCCTTGCGGCAGCATCGGCGGCAGCCCTTGCTGCGGCATTTGCAGCGGCATCGGCAGCAGCCTTTGCAGCAGCATTCGCAGCAGCTTGTGCAGCAGCAGCGTCAGATGCAGCCTTTGCCTGTTGTGCAGCAACCAGAGCAGCCTGCGCTTGAGCCGCCGATGCCCGTGCGCTCTCAATTGCAGACATGGCAACTCTTGCCATTTCAGCGCCCGTTTGCTGTGTCACTCGAATGAGTTCTGCAAAGCCGCGTTGGTTTATATCAGCCAGCACAGCATCACGCTGGGCCTTGGCTTCATCCAATTCACGTTGGGTTTGCTCAACGCTAATCACGCTTGCATCTACAGCAGCCAGCATATCAATCTGCTCTTGCAGATAAGCCTTCTGCCGCTCTGCGCTGATGGCCGCTTGCTCTGCCGTTTGAAGCTGGCGGATGGCCTCATCAACCGACAAAGTTGTTTCATTTAGCTGGATAAACTGACCAACAAGCGCCTCAGTAGCGGCTTTCTGCGCATTCAGTTGGTCGATGGCATTCTTTTCAATGCTGATGAGGTATTCGTTTTGCAGTTGCGCTTCGGCAAGCTGTTGCTCGGCAATAGTTGCTTGCAAATCGGCAACAGCCGCAACCTCATTGCTCTGCGCCTGCAAAGCATAAAGTTGGCGCAGCATAGACACCCGGTCAGGCGAGTTGGAAACAATCGCATCACGCAATTGCTTGCCCACATCTGTAAACTGACCCATCGCAGCCTGATTGCCACCCATCGCCAATGCAGCAATTTCAGCAAATCTGGCGCGTAGGGTTGCCAACGATGACCGCCCATTGCTGTTCATTGGGATAATGGTTGCGGCAAATTCGCGGACAGAGTTGGCGAATGAACGGAATTGTTCAATCGTGCGCTCAAAGATGCTTGATTGGTCTTTGAATGCGCTTTCAAGCGAAGAAATATTCGCGTTGCGCTTGCCAATTTCGTCATCAATCCGCGCAATTTCTGCGTCATATGCCCGGCGCAGTGCGGCTTGTGCTGCCTCGCGTTTGCTGATGATGGCATCAAGGTCAGCAATTTGCGCCCGATAGCTTTCAATTTGGCGCTGGCGCTGGGCTTTCATTGCCTCTGCAAGTTTGGCTTCTGCGCTGGCGACATTAGAATTGAGCATATTAACAGCAGCGCGAAGGTCTGAAATTGCGCTTTGCTCTGCTGCGCGGGCAGCATTGATGTCCTGCTGCGCATAAACCATACTTTGCATTGAGCGCAAAGACGCATCCATTGCAGCAAGTTCATCCTGCCGCCGTGCGGCAAGTGCGCCAGCCGCATTCCCTTGCAGTTCCATGAGAGTAATTTCCATCTCACGGGCCTGTTTCAACACCTCAGTGCGGTCTACAACCACCTCTTCGGTCATGCCAAGTTCTTGCATCCGGCTGATTAATTCAGCAAATGCTGGCGAAAGCTGAATAAGCTGCGCATAGGTGCGGCGGCCAGCTTCGGTGTTGAGGTCTTGCGCTTCAACCAAGGCGCGGAAACCAGCCAGCGTGTCAGGCAAAGTCAGGCCCATCAGGCCCATAGCCTCACTAAGCTGCTTGGTGATGGCTGCAACTTGCTCAGTCTCGCTGTAGAAGGTGCTGAAATATTCGTTAACTTGCTCCATCAGCGTGGTTGCATCGCCAAACGTATCAATCAAAGCCATCTGCGATTGCAGGGTCAGATTTTGAGTTGTCTGGCCGAGCATCTGGAATGCGCGGTCAAGCACCTCAATGTTGCTGGCAACCCGAATGATTGTCTCGAAATAGCCTTCACCAACCTTCTGGAAGGCTTCAAGGCCGGGGATGGCTGCCTTGGCGATGCTGTCGGCAGCCGCGCCAAATACCGCTGTCAGGCGCTCTTGAATTTCCTCACCAGTGAGGCCCTTCACATCAATCTTGCCGATGTTAAGGACAAAATCTGCCATATTCTTAGCAACTTGGTCGCTGGCGATTTTCAGCGGCCCAGCGGTGGCAAGAACAGTGTCATAGATGTTCTGGATGACAAGGCCGAATTGGCGGTTAATTTCAGCATCAGCAGCCGCGGTCTGGGTCTGATAGCTGGTTGATGTGGTGATGCCGAAAAACTTCTTTTTCTTCTGAATGTCCGTGTAATAAAGCACATCAAAGCCAGTGGCGAGGATGTCCGAAACGCTCTGCGCAGTGGCTGTAATCCCTTGACCGACGATGCTGGTCTTTGTTCCGAAGAGCGATGACACCAGCCCTTTAATCAGGCTCATGGCAGCGCCAAGGCCAGCGCCGACAATTGCACCAACTGGGCCAGCCACAGCAAAGCCAAGGCCAGCGCCCGCGCCAGCCATTGCAGCGGTGCCACCAGCACGTTGGCCGATGTTTGCTGAATTGCCTGTGTTGACCCCAGCGGCAAGGTTGCTGATGCCAGATGTGCGCAGCACCAAGTTAGTCACGCCAACCATCGCTGCTTCAATATTCTTGAGCGAATTGAGCATCTGCGATGAATAGCGCATCGTGCTGGCGTTGATGTCAACCAGCCGCTCCATGCTGCCGATAATGCTTTCTGACTTCGCTTCGCTGTCACCAAAGACTGTGCCTGTCCCGGTGTTTGTAACTGGCGCAGCAGATTTGCCACCGCCCATGACAGCAAAGCCAAGACCAGCCATCAGTGCAGCCATAGCGGCAATCCGCGCCCATGCAGTGAACGGGTCGCCCTTGCCTTGGTTGGCGATGGCAGCAGCAGCGTTAGCAGCGCCGACAGACGTTGCAGCAGCCACCTCAACAGCAGCCCCGGCGGTTGCCGCAGTTGCAGATGCGCCATAGCCAGCAACCTTGATTGCCATTTCTTTGAGCGCCAGAGCGATGCTGACAGCCCGATAGGCAGTCTCAGCCGCTTGCAGCACCTTATAGCCGCTTGAGCCTTCCTTAAAGAAGCCCTTAGCCGAGCCAAGAAGGTTAGCATAATTGTTAACCATCAGGCGCTGGTTTTTGTTTTCGATGGCCGCCAGCTTGTTGCTATCGGTGCCAGCCGCCTTGATTGCGGCCTGATATTTCTTTTGCCCTTCCAGCACATCATCAAGGCCGCCAACAATGCCGCCAAGGGCCTTGCCAAAGTTGCCAAACAAGCTGTCAAAGTTGATGTCGAGGGTTAGCTTATCCCAATCCTCTAATGTTTTCTTCGTGTCCTCTGCCGCCTTCTTGATGCCATCAATCTCACCATTCAGCCTGATGATGTTATCAATCTCGCTCTGGGTCGCGCCTTGGCGGGCCAGTTGGACGCGCAGCCGAGCCTGCTCAAGCGACAATCCTTCACGAATTAGGCCAAGTTCAGTCTGTAAGTCACTGACTTGATTGCCAAATGTTTCGCGCTTCTTAATCTCTTCGCGTTTCAATTCCTCTGCCGCGAGGTCTTTGGTCAGTTGGACAATCTCTGCAATCTGCGCAGAGTTAGCACCCTGACGGGCAAGCTGGACACGCAGACGGGCCTCATCGGCAGCAGTGCCAGCTTGGACAAGGGCAAGTTCGCGCTCCATGTCAGTAATCATCTCACGCACAGCCTTTTGCTGGCGCTCATATTCGCTGATTTGTGGCTTTTTGCGCTGCTCACGCTCTAGCTGCTTGGCAGTCTCAATCTCAGTTTCTTTGGTTTTGTTGAGATTAACCAACTGCTGCAAATATTGGTCGCGGTTGAGTTTGCCAGCCATGAAACTTTGACGCAGCGCATTTTCAGCCTTGTCATAGCGCAAGGTTGCAGCAGCCGATGCGTCAGTCGCGGCGGCGGCTTGGCGGCGGATAAGTGGCACATCAGCAGCCTTAAGCAGATTTTGAGCCTTTGCTGCGCCTGTTTCCAGTTCGCCAAGTAAGGCCCTCGCCGAGCCAACCTGTGCAGCATATGCGGATTTGAGTTCCAACCCTGCCTTCGAGGTGATGCCTTGGCCTTGAAAACGAGCCATCGCTAATTGCAGTTCGGTTTTAGCAAGTTCGCGGTTGGCAATTGCTTGATTTAAGATTGCAACCGCATTGGCCCGCGCCTGCACCTCAGTCTGATAGCTGGTGGCGTTTGCCTTGTTCTGCGCAGCGTTAAGCTGATTGATAGCGCCAATCAGTTCGCGGGCGGACATCCCTTGGATGTTCAAGGCATCAGCAAGGTCTAGGGTGCCTTGTTCTGCTTTCTTGGTGTTGGTGAACAACATCCCCAAAATCATGCCAGCGCCCATGATGACAGAACCCCACGGGCCTGCAAGGAAGCCCAGAAGGCCACCGGCACTGCCGCGCATCATGCTCAATGCTTGCACAACTTGACCACCCTGCTGGGCGAAAATCATCATCGGGCTGGTGCCAAGGGCAAATTGCTGGGCAACGTCACCAATCTGGAAGCTGAGTTGCTGCATCCCGGCCCGCTGCTGACCAGCAGATGCCACAACGCCACCGCTTGCAGCGTTAAAGCCTTGGGCAGAGCGCATGGCCCGCAGATATTCTGCGCCTGTCTCGCGGATTTGGTTGCGCAATTGCGCAGTCGGGGCCGCAGCCGCCGCCGTTGCAATCTCCAATTTCTTGAGTTCGACTGCCGACATCCCCAGACGTTTGGTCTGGTCGGCAAGCTGCGCCACATAGGTTGCAGCAGCGCGGTAAGATTGGTCAGTCGATTTGATTGCGTTGTTTAGTTCGCGCTGGGCGGCTGTTGCAATGCGAACAGTTGAACCAAACTTGCCAATTGCGCCTTCTGACCGGGCAGCCGCAGAGGACATTCCACCGAGGTCAGTTGTGGCGTTTTTAACATCGCGGCTGTCTACAGCTATTTTGAGGGAAGCTAAATCAGCCACAGTCGCCCCGCTAAGTGATTTGGATGTCCGCTATTATCGCGGAAAACCCCTCACAAAGCAAGGCGACATTATTTAGCTTTGACCCTGTTCAACTTATCAGCCCAACTGCCCATTGCATCGGCAATTTTAGCCCGTTGCTCGTCGCTTAGTTGCACTTTTGCAACATAAGGTGCGGGGCAATCATGCTTGCTTGCCTCAAAAAGCATCGCCGCATAATCTCGGCTCAATGTCCTGATAATTTTGCATTCCCAAGGTGACAGGCGCACCCTTTGGTTTTGCTGCCAAGCTATCAGGTCAATTTCATCAATGCTGATTTGCCCGCCCATCCCGGCAGGCTTTGTAGGGCCAATTTCGAACAGTATTTCAATGAGATAGCCAGCAGAGCCGACATCAGGCATCGGCGCATTCTGTCTAGTTTCTCGGCGCGGCCTCTTCGCCTTTTCCGGCACAGTGTTCAACCATGCCGTTTGCTTGGCAAAGAGGCTCAACGCCTCGTAAGTCTCAGCGAAAAAAGTTTGCCCGGCTGTTCACAAATTCCTGTGCCTGCTCCCTAATCCAAGCCCATTCAGTGTAGACTGTGCGGACATTCTCAGGGGTGCATTCCAGTTCTTTGCCATCCAGCTTAAAGCCAGACCATGCGACTGTCAGCTTCACAAGGTCATCAAGGCTTTCTTCGGCAAGGCGCTCTGCATCAAGGTCAACAGCTTTCTTGCCCTTTGAGATACGGGCCAAAGCTGCCTGTTGCTTAGTAAGCTGCATCTTGCGGTAAATTGCGCTGTCCTGCCCTAGCAGGGTGATGCTCATGCCCTTGATGACTTCTTCAGTCTCAGGGTGGCGCAAGTCGAGGGTCGCACCCTCATCAGCCTTTACAGGCTTCAGTTTATTCAAGTCCATGAAAACTATCCTTTCAAGCTATCCGGCAATTGGTCTTGGGTGGACGGGCCGGATAGTGAACCGCCCACCCAAGCTGGTTAGCCTTATGCGGCAACCTTTACAACGCTGTTGTCAATTTCCAGCGTAACTTCTGCCATCGTGATGGCATCGGCGTTGCCGACATTCACCTTGTAGGACATGACCTGACCTGTGAAATACTGCGTTTCGCCATTAACGAGAACAACCTTCACCGAAACCTGTGCATCGGTGCCAGCAGCAGCTTCGGCGGCATCCTGCAAGACAGTCTGGCCCGTGTCAGCGTCAGACACAGCCATTGTCAGAGCAACCGAGCCATAGTTCAGCGAACCACGGCGCTTGGCAACAATGCCAGTTTTCAGTGGGGTGTGCGTGGCAAGAGCAGCTTCTGCACCGAAAGCGGGCAGTTCGGCCAATTCGCCAACCAAAGACCAAGTGAGGGCTTCGAAGCCAGCTTCGTTATACGTTGCGGGCGCGTTAGCGGAAACCGAAACGCCAGTGCCAACCGAGGAAACAACATCAGACATTTTAATAACTCCTGTTCATGAACAGCCAAAAGGCTTAGTTCATTTATCACAAGCCCAAATCCATGTCTAATTTAGCGCAGGCGGCGGGTAACTTCGTCAATTGTTAGACGGGCCATGCCTTTTGGTGCCTGCCGCGAAAACCCGCCAATCGTCTTTGGCCCATCAGAATAAAGGCCATATTCGAGCGAAGCGATATAAGGCAGATTGTTGGTAATCCAAAAGACATTGCCGGGCGCTTGGCTCACCGCATCTTGGCTGGCTGAAATGGTTTGTTCGCCACCTTTGTCCAAGGTTTCAAGCTGGGTCATAGTTGGTGCGCCAATGCTTGCCTGCCAGTTAGCGCGGGCGCGTCCCGTATCAACCGGGGTTTTCATAACAATGCCAGTTAGCAAGTCCAAGCAGATGACGCGCACCTTGGCATCAGCATTCTTGGTTGTCTTGTCGATGAATTTGCTGATGTCGAGGCTTAGGCTCATGCGAATGCCCGATATGTGACCGAGACAGGGATTGCCCACCTGTCACCGCTTGTGAAGGCTGGGCCTTGCGATGTGCGCAGCACAATAACTTTCACGCCATCATAGGTTAGCTGGGAAGCCTTGGGGAAGGCATCAGCCACATCCTTAGCCACAGCGATGCCAGCACCCTTAGTGCCGCCAAGAGGCGCATAGACTGTCACCTGATAGATGCCGCCGAATTCGTCGCTAGATGTCCCAGCAACGCCCACAGACAGCGTAGGGCCGGGCAACAGGGCTTCTGCAACGTAAACAACGCCAGCAGTGGGCGTGAATGGCGCATTTTCCCATTGGGTCGGCAAATTCAACGTGTTTAGCTGGCTTGCAAGGGCGGCGGCAATGGCTTGGTTACTCATCGTCAAAAACCTCCGCAACTTGCATATCAATGGCAACCTTAGTCCCGTCATCCTTCTTTATGACATAAGCGATGACTTTGCCAGAATTGCCGACAAGCACACTATCAAGGATGCCGACTTCCCAGACCGATGGAAACCACACCTTTGTGCCAATTTCCATTAGTTCGCCCTTAGCTGACAGATATAAACTACATCTGCGCCGCTCTTGCGGATGCTCTGCACATCCATGATGCGGTAAGTGGTGCTATCTACCAATGCCGTGCAACCGCGCTCTGGGCGCTGCGTAATCAGTTCAAGGATTAAGCGGATGTCGTTTGCCTGTATCACTGCCCCGTCAATATCCGAAGAAACGTATTTCCCAGCATATCCCTTGGCTGTGTAGCTAGTGCCACCAGTAGGGGTAACAGGCTCCCCAGTAATAGGGTCAAAAGCAGCAGTGCCAGCGAAGGTAATCGTGACCGCTTCACCATATTTGTCCAGCAGCTTGGCTGCTTGCGCCGCTGTTTGCCCCATTATGTCCGCACCACCCGCGCCTGCGTAAAGCCACCATCGCTGGTGCTAGACATGAGATAGGGCAAAACAAGGCGATTGACCGCAGGATAGCGGGCGGCCTGACTGCCAAATTCAGAATAGGTGGTTTCAATGACATCCACCTTTTCCTTGATGATTTGCTGGCCGAGGTCGCTAATCAAATCCTCACCCGCAGAGGCGCGAAGAGCCATCTCAATGCAGGCGCGAATAACAGCAGTTGGCACAATGTTGGCAGGAACAGGGAATGTGTCCACCTCAACCTGTTCACGCGGCCATGAAAGGGCTTGTGTCGAGGTGACGCGATAGCCCTTCCAAGCCTCACGATAGGTCTGCTCCAAGTAATCCGTGGCTTTGATAAGCGATTGCTCTTTGACTGTCTGCGTCAAGGCAGCCCAGCCAGTGACCCCTCGGTCTGCGACATAGCTGTCAGCAGCCGCAACAGATGCGTAGCTGTTCGAGTTGCTCAAGCCAGCACCAGTTTCAACCACAAAAGCCATGTTTTATTCCTCCGAGCGTCTCCCGGCCTTATCGCTTATTTAAGCCTTTGGCGCAACCTTCGCAGGGCGCTTGGCCTTCTTTGGCTGTTCTGCTGCTGGGGCTTCCTCGGCAATAGGCTCTGGGGTCGGTTCGGGTGCCGGGGCGGGAGCCGCAACAGGCTCAACCTTTTCACCAGCCGGGGCAAACTTTGCATCAAGGATGCGATAGCCCTGCGTCTGCAATTCAGCTTTGCGCTCTGGGCTTACGGGGTGGGGTTCATAAATAGTTTTGCGGGCCATGTCAGTTCCTTCAAAGAGTTAGGGGGCAGCCCAACACTGCCCCCTCCCCCTGTTGCTTAGGCTTCGCCGATGATAACAACGCCAGCAGTATCCTTGATGCTGGTGACGCACTTATCCCAGTTAGTGCCAGTGGCAAGTTCTGCATCCGTAGGCGACTTGCCGCCGTTGGCAGCATCCCACGAATAACCCTTGAGGCGCAGACCAAACGAATAGTCCACCTGCATCGTAGTTTCGATGCGCAGTTTGCCGTTGGTGGTTTCGATGTTCGACACAACGTCACCAGCGTCATAGACGATGGCTGCGCTGTCGGCCAAACCAAGAACAGCGTCATAATCAACGCTGCTTTCAGTGAACGACAGAGCAGGGGCATCGGTGACCACGATGGCGCGGCCAAGGATGTCCACAACAGTCACATCGCCAGCAACAAACAGGTTGTTTGCGTTGGTGATGTTCTGGCCGAGCAACTTGTGGAAAGTCGCGCCCGTCATAACATCGGCAACGATGCGCGAAGATGCGTCACCAAACAGGGCATGACCGCTGTTGATGGCGTTCTGCGTGATTTCGTTGCCAGAACCAGCCGAATACCAAGCACCAGCCTGATTGCGAGTTGCAGCGACAGCAGCAGCAATCGCAGTATTCAACTGGTCTTTCAGCATGGCTTCGGCAAAGTTGCGCGATGCAACTTCAATGCCTTCGGCGGTCGGCTTGTTCAACCAAGTAAGCTGCGAAGGCTCAAAGCGGATGGGGCCGAAACCGCCAGCAACTTTGACAGCATTCGCAAGGTTCTGCGTCAGGTCAGTTGCAGAGGCAGAGCCGTTGGACGCATAGCGGTCAACCCGGCGCTGTGCAGCGTGAACCGAGGCAAAGAAGCTCTCTTGGAAAAAGTCGCCATCAAAGCCTTCAGTCGTGAGACGGAAAGCGCCGTTTGAGGCGGTGTTAAACTTATCAACCATCTGAGCCAGCGTCTCGATGGTGGCGGGCATGATATACTGGTTAAAAACCTGCATCTGCGAAAGAGACATAACTTAAATCCTTATTGAGCGAGTTCGGGAAAACGATTTTTAAGCGCATTTACCCGCTGCGACTTGTCCCCGCCAAGGTTGCCCTTGGGTGCTGGGGGCTGTCCATTTGCAGACTGTCCGCCGGGAGCGCCGCCCCCAACATTTGCAGGCGCTGAGACAAAATGCTTGCCTTCATCGCCAGCCGCCCACTCTGAAACAGCATCAAACAGCGGTTTGTCACCCATTAGTGCCGAATATTGCCCATTTTCGGCTGCGAGTTGCGTCTGTGATTTTAGCATCGCCTTAACGGCTGGCATCATCTCAGGGCGCACCCCAACTTTAAGCAGGGCATCATTAAGGCCATTGTCGATTAGGTAACTTTGCAAAGCGCCATCTTTTTCTGTCAGGCTCTTGGATAGGTTATCAATCGTCTTGGCGGCCTCTTTTTGCGATTTGTCCAAATTAGCCCGCAATGCCTCAACCTCTGATTGAAGCGCCGCATATTCGCCGGGGTCAATTTCTGCGCCCTTGGCTCTCGCCTTGGTTGTTCGCAGTTCGCCTAGCAATTCGCGGTTTTTGGCGCTCAGCACCTCAATTGCTGCCTTCAATTCTTCCAATTCGTTGTTTTCGTCACTCATGTGTGTTGTCCTCTGGACGTTGTTGGCCTCTGGCCGGTGGACGCATTGGCTCTGCCGCAGCTATCACAGTCCATTTAACACCAATTTCAATGAAATCAAAGCATCATGCAATTGGGGGAATATCACCCTTGTAAAGCGGGTCATTCACGATAAGGGCGACACCTTCCATCACGAATAAACCACTCTCCCAATCATCTGGGTCAGCTTGCACAAGCAGCGTTTCAATCTCAATCAAATCAGATTGCATCAAGCCTGCGCCCTTATCAGCCAGAATGGCTTGGGCTTCATCTATTTGCTTGCTCATTTAACAGCCTTTCAATGAGTTTTGCTGCGTCAGCGTCCACCAAATCGCGCTTGCCCGTCATATAAAGGGCAAAGTTCTCAGCAAACCACTCGTATTGGTCAGTTGTGCCGTATTTAGAGGCCTGCAAATCCTTCTGCGCACGATTAACGCCAGCCCAAATATTAATTAAGTCACGCTCCACTGGGGGCTTTTGAGCCAGCCGCGAAACCTCTTTGCCATACATCTGATGAATATGGTGGGCCATCTCATGATAAAGCACATTTCGCGCTCTATCAAAGCCATCAGCAAAATAGCTGACAGTGTTGAATGGCCGCTCTGCAACATCATTGCCGGGCTTCCATTTAGAGGCATCCCCACCAGCCCTGCTTAGTGTGAGCAATTCTTGCCGTGCAATATTCACCTTCTGGCCCAATTCCGTAGCTTCGCGGCGGGCCTCATCCCATTTGATGAAGACTTCATCATATTCTGGGGTTCCACGAATTTGACCCAACTTTGTCGCAAGCTGCGAAATTTCACCCAGCAAAACATCGCGCCTGTCCATGTCCTTGGCAACTCGCGCTTCTAGTTCGTCCGCGAAAAATTGAGGCTTTTTGCCACCAACGCCATAGGAATAAGAATTGAAGCTGTCAGGGTTCAGATGCAAAACACCATCGCCCATTGCGGCAATCGTTCTGCGCCCAACCTTGATGCCCCTGATTGGTGGAATGCCAAAACGCGCAGAGATGTCATCTAATTCTGGTTTCAAAGCCAGCACCATTGATGCCGCCTCATCGTCAAACCCAGCCAGTGCAGCCTTGCCAATGTCCTTTGGCTTTACGTCACGATAAACAATTCTGTTTTCAGTGCCATAAGCAGCAGAGGTTGCGGCTGATGCCAACTGCGCATCAAGCTGCCTAATCACCTCGCGTTTTTTCAGCACTGGTGTTGTGGCAGCAGTCAACTCAGGATTTATTGCAGGAGCATTCACATCACGCGCAGGGATTGGCTTGGGTTCTGGCGTGTTGTCCACCTTCACCTTGGTAACGCCACCATATTTGGCCTTGAGTTGCGCAAGTGTCAGAGGGGTGCCTTGGGCGCTCAGAAGCTGCGACAGCGTGATTTTGCCATCGCGCCACAGTTGCGCCCGGCCTTTGCCCAACATCTCATCAGCGAAGCTGTCAGGCTTGCTGCGAAGGAATTGGTCAAAGCTAAGGTCGGCAGCAACTTGCCCGTCCATGCTTGAGCGAGTTGATGGCTGGGTGTTCGGGCCAGCTTTTCCCTCTCCATCAATCTCGGCAAAGGTCTTCGTGATAGGAATGGTGGTTGAGCGACAAGCCCAGTGTGCAGGCGGGCCGCCACCCCAAGGGATATTATGCCCTTGAGGCTCAAACTCAGGGAATGACCACGTTTTGCCAGAACGGGCGATGCAGATGTCGCTGGTGCGGCCATCTAGTGTTGAAACCCACTGAATAGCCTTGATGATGTCGGCGTTTTTCTCATAGGTCGCAATACGCGCCTCATTCGAGAGAGTTTGAACGGCAGTTCGTGTGATTGCCACAGCGTCACGGCGGGCCTTTGATAGCGCCTCTGGGCCTTTGTCAGTCCCATTTCCGACAATCGACTTGGCAATTTCCCTGTTTGTCTGCCCAAGCAAAACCCCATTTTTGATTGTGCGCTCTAGGTCAAACTGGGTTGTTTCATTCAGCTTACCCCACCACTGACCAAGGGTCGCACCTTGAATGAGCGATGATTTGCCGATGCGGTCAATCACAGGCTCTGGGGGCAGGACAGCTTCAATGCCAACTTGAGCCATGCTTGCCACTGTATAATTGGCCTCAGTCGCCGCCAGTTCGCCAATAGCAGGCTCTGGAACAATAACCCGCGCCTTGAGTTCCTCAATGGCCTGATTAAGCCTTCTGCCTTTGTATTCCGTCAATTCTGGGCCGCGCAGTTGCTTTTCAATGTCAGCAGCAATCGCGTCATATTCTTTGTTGATGCGGATATTTTCGCCAGAGATAAGGCGCAACAGCAGCAATTGTCGAATAGCTGTCAGGTCAAGCAGGCGGTCTGAGGTGTTCACGGGGCCACCTTATTGACTGTGAGGATGATTGCGGGCGTTGCAGGGCGCGTTGGCGTTGTCCGTGCCGGAATGTTGGCAATATAAACCTTATCACTTGGGCATGACCATAGAATGCGGCAATATTCGCCCTTCTTGGCACGAATGAAGAAATTCCAAGCAGCCACTGTTGCGCCATTAAATGCCCCATGCTTGCTTGGCACTGTTAGGTCGGTGCAACTATCAGGCTCGTTTGTGCCATCGCGGGCAAGCCAGATGCTGACATCGTGTTCTTGGCTGTCGGTATTGTAAAGCTGGGCGCTAAACTGCACATTGAATAAGCCACTGACGCCAAAGGCAATTTTCACCCCATCCTCAACGCTGATGCCAAAATTCTCGACAACAGTGTCAAATTCCATCGGGGTCGCAGTGTTGGCTGCATGGGTCTGCGTCTGGCTATCAATCGCAGAAAGGTAAACAGGCTGGGCTGCGCCGCTGGCGATAACCCCACCGCCCCTGCGCTTTGGCTTGGGCAGTTCGATTTCAAATTCGCGCCCGTCAGTCAGGGTTATCCAAAAAGACGTTTCGTCGCGCTGCTCAACAAGCGCGATACCCACCCCATCAGAGCCATCACGGCCATCACGGCCATCAATGCCATTGCGGCCATCAATGCCATCACGCCCATCAGTGCCAGCATCACCATCGCGCCCAGCAGCGCCAACCAGTTCGTCGCGGTTAATCTCAAACCAGATGTCAACGGCAAGTCTAATTTCCTCGCTGGTCGGCGCTCTTCCGGCCTGTCCATCATCGCCCTTTGGGCCGGGTTCGCCATCCTTGGGTTGTGCGATGTTGGCTTCGAGCCACTGCACAGCAGCAGATTTGATTTGTTCGTCAGTAACAGCAGGCGCATCCTTACCATCCTCGCCGGGCGGGCCTCTATCGCCGGGCGGGCCGGGGATTTGCTTTTGGACAGCTAAATCATTGACCCGCTGGTTAAGGTTAGCCATCCCCTCAACCAAGGCAGTAATGATTTCATTTTGAACGGCCATTTACAGCCCCAATCGTTCGCGTATTCCTGCCATCAGGTCGGCTTCTTGCTGATTATCTAGGTCATCATCATTGTTGTCATCAACAACAAAGACGTTGCCATCAGCATTGGTCGGCATCGCAAGGCTTGGGCCTTGGTCATTAAGCTGGGCCTCATACTCTTCAAACGTCATGTCGGGCCGGACAAGTTCGCCGCGCTGCATATTATCAAACAGCACAGACAGAGGCATCACATCACCTTGATAGGCGGCGACAAGGGCTGTCAGCATCTGAGGCTGCATCCGAGTTGCGCCAAAGTCAGTATTGAGCGAAAATTCAACAGTCTCAGGCGCTCCCACCCAAGCTGCCATCCAGTTAAGGCTGCGCTTGATGGCATCAGAGGCGGCGCGACTGATAGAGGCCAGCACCGAGCGTTCGCCTGCTGTGCGCAACTCAACAGTGCCATAGGCTTCGGCTGTGCGCTTTTCGTCAATCAGCATCCGAGCGCCAAGCACGGCCATGCGGCCTTCTTTGTCCTTGATGGCTTCGCGCAAAGTTCCAAGGCCATCGCCCTTAAACTCAAGAAATTCAGCCTTCGCGCTGGGGTCTGGAAACACCCATGCCGACAACGAGCCAATCGCCAACACTTGTCCTGCGTCAAGCTGGACACCAGCCACATATGGGGTCGGCAGGCCAGTGAAATGCAAGCCATGCTCATAATCTGCGCTGTTGCGGTAGTGAGCAAGGTTCATGTCCACCAAGTCAAGTAGCGGCGGCTTCTGCACATTGGTGTCAGCACTATTCGCGCCCAAGATGGTGAACGGAATAAAGCGCATCGGCGCACCGCGCATCAGCGGGTAAACCTCAGACTTTAACGCGCCCTCTTCATCCATAACGCGCACCCGATAACCCTGTTCCGTAAGGTCAAGCACCCGATATTGCACACCTGTGTTGGCTGTGAATTCGTCCTCAAACGTCTCCACATCCTCGCGCAACACTACCAATGTCAACACCTCTGCGCCATTCATGATGGTTGTGCGCCAGTTAATCATGGCCTCCGCACTATACCAACGCAGGAAAGGCCGAGCATTCAAAGCCTCGGCAGCGGCAACAGTCAGGTTATCAGGCAAGCCTTGCGGGTAGTCCACCATGATGCCCACCCGGCCCACCGCAATCTGCTGCTCGACAACCTGTTCGCTAAACTCACGCAAGTTGATGTCAGAAAGGGTCACATCATCTGCATAAGGCACAATGGCAGTCGGCAGGACAAATTGCGGGTCTTTGGCAAAGATGAGGCCAGTCAGAGCGTCAAGGGTGCGCCCGGTGGCGTTAAAGAAGCCTGCCCGCTCCTGATATGCCAGATATTCGGCATCAGACTGCCCAACAAGCCGGGGCAAGTAAATGTCGGTGTTGTAGACCGGGTTGAACAGGGTGCCGATATAGCGTTCACCTGTCTTGCCGTTCTGGATGATGGCATCCTTACCAGCGACAACATCGCGGCAGCGCCGCCATTTCCACTTATACGCATCATATTGTTTGTGCGTGTTAGTGACCGACATGGCTAGACCCCTGATAGCTTGGCAAACGAGACTGTGCCGCGATTGATGCCAAACTTATAGCACACAAAATATCCAAGTGCATCATTAAGGTGGTCATGCCCGCTAGACTTATCAGGTTCGCCGTTTTTGTCATAAGATTGCTGCTCCAAGCCTTCCACCAAAGTCGGGCATTTGTCAAAATTCACAAGCAGGCGGCGCACCCCGTTGGAATGAATAAGCTGGTTAACTGACATCACCCTATCTTTGACCGCAGGGTTTGCTGGGTTCGCCAGCACTGTGAAATTGGCGCTGCGCAAAAGGCTGATGTCCGAAACGCTGGCATTAACCGATTTGGTCGATTTGCCGGATGCGTCTGGGTAAATCGTGATGCTGTGGCCGGGATAGCGTGACCGCAGCACATCAATCATGGTTGGCGTGTCCCTGACTTTGGTTATTTCTTCCATCGCTATCGGGTCGCCACCCCTGATGACGCAGACAATGGCGCTCATATTGTTGACGTTAAAGTCCATGCCAACGTGCAATGGCTCATTACCTTGGATGTCGAGGTCGCATCCATTAAGTTGGCGGTCAAACTCATGATAAACGCTGCCAGCGGTCAGGTTGACGAATTCACCATCAAGATAGGCGGCAAGCAGGCTGGACGGATAAATTGCCTTTAGCTGGTCTATATAGCCATCAGGCAGGAAGGGATTGGATGAGGTCGGGGCCTTGATGAGTTCATAACCCGGCTTCGCCTCTCTGCCCCATGTGTTGTAGACGAATTTGAACCCTTCTGGTGTCGAGACAGCGGCAAGCGTGTTCTTAGCCCCGTCAGGCTTCACTTGTCGGCAGCGGCCAAGCATCTTAATCCAGACTTGCGCGGCGTGGGCGTGTTTCAGCGTGTCAATTTCGTCAATCACGCCATCGGCAATTTCAAAGCCAACCAGCCGCTCTGGCGTGTCAGCAGACCGAAAGATAATCTGCGCATCGTTTTCTAGCTTGATGATGCCATCGGTCTTGTTCGCCTCATAACCAATGCCAAAGTCGTCAAAGAATTGGCAGAAGCGAGGCCATGCAATCAGGCGGATGAGGTCGAATGTCGGTTCGACAAAGCCAAAGTTTAGGCCGGGATAGGTCAGAGCCTTGAGCGCCAGCCTGATGATAGCAGCTTGCGACTTGCCTGCACCAAAGCCTGCAATCATGGCAGGGTGTGGCGCATCCGTAAAAACGAATTGCTCTTGAGGCTCAGTTAAGCGCAGCCGAATTTCTGGCATCGTCTGCGTCTATTGTGATTGGCAATTTTTGGTCGGCGCGTTCCACAATAATCTTAATGGGTTCGCCCTTGCTCTTGAGGTCGATTTGCGTTGGCAGGATTTTGGCAAGCAGGCCCATAAAGGCAACAGGGTTATCCTTTGCCTGCTGCACAAGCCATTCGTGTCCCCCAACCTCATCAAAGGCAGCAAGGATGGCTTCTTTGACTGTGCGCGTGAATTTGTTGAGTTCGCCCTTTTGGCGGCCACGGCCCGCTGATGGGGGAAGCCTTTTTGCAACAGGTTGCAATTCTTTATTGGACATTATGCCCTCGCATCTAACAACTTTGCACCCTTATCGCTCAATTAGGCTTTGCGGTCTAGCGTCTCTCTCGCAAGCTGCATTGGCTTGGGCCATCCTGATGCAATTCGCTTTAGGGCATCGCGCAGGCGGTCTATTTCGTTTTCCAGCGCCTTGCGCTCTGCCTCAGTCATCGTTGCCCACCTCAAACATCTCTTTATTGGTCAGTATAAAGTGCATTTTTCTGCGCTTGGCTTCGCGGACAAGGCCGAAATATTTGCGGCGGGCGCGGTCAAGTTGCTCTGGCAGGATTTTGATGCGGTAAACATCATATCTTTCATTTTCTTCTTGTTTGTTCACGATGGTGACCCTCTGCAATGCAAGCTGCTGCCAGTTCAATAGCCTCTGCTGCCGCTTCGCATTCTCGCTCTTTGTATTTGCCGGATAATGCCCCACCCATAATTTCGGCTGCGCTTGCGTTTAGCCAGAAAACGATGGCTTCCCGTTCAAGGCGCTTGCCTGTTTCCAAGTCCTTGCGGCGAAGGTTAGAGATTATCTTTAGCCCCACCATTCTTCTTCCATCTCTTCGCGCTCTTCGGGTGATGGGGTCGGGCTGGTGGCTATCAGATAGCTAGTCAGGCCAAGAATGCCGACAATCGTGACAAAAAGTATAGTCTGGCTGTTCATCAGTCGGCCTCTCTGACGAAAATGCCATCAACCATGCGGCCCTTGCGGTCTTTTATCTCATCCCATGCCTGTTCTATGCAGCTTTCGATGAGAAAGCCCTTTTGCTCTGCCAAGATGGTCAGCACGACGATGACATCACCGATGCTGTCCTTGAATTGGTGTTCTTTGCCCTTGGCGATGGCTTCTGCCAGTTCGCCCACCTCTTCAATCAGCTTGACGAATTGGGCCTGCGTTGTGCTGCCTTCAATCAGGTTGCGGTCACGCGCCCAGCTTCTAATTAATGCAAAATGTTCCATTGCTCCCCTTTCGCAATCGCACCATGCCCGGTTGTTGCCCAGCCGCACTATGGCGCAATTTGGATGATGCTGCCTCACTTTTTCTTAGCAAATCTGCCGTTTTTGTCACGCGCCTGTTTCTTTGGCGGGTCAACTTTTAGAACAGTTTTTGCCTCAGTCTTGGTGCCACCAAATATAAAGGCAACCACAATCACGAAAGCCAGAACGGCCAAAATTCCTAAAACATCCATTTTTCCTATCTCCTAAAATGTGTCTGTTATCTCAGGCACGAAACCCGCCTGCATCGCTTCGACTGCAACGCAGACAGCACCGGGGATGGGGACTTCATCTTTTTCCCAGCGGCGCAGATTGCGTTCGCCGTGCATCCCCATCCTTAAAGCATCGGCAAGGTCGGTTAGGGACATCCCCATTGCCTTCCTTGCCTTTGCCAACTGCTTGCCCGTTTCAATCACGGCATAGCCACCCAAATTGCCCAAAACAGCACTGGGCCAATGACAGGGAACAACAGACCAAAAACCTTTTCGCTGGTCGGCTGACTGGCCCAAACGGCCTTAATTGTTTGCATTGTTGTCATCTTCTGCAACCTCTTCTGTTTCTTCTGCCTCTTCAATGGCCTCTGGGGCTTCCTCGGCAGGCTCTTCAATTGTTTCTGTCACGGGCGCAGCATCAATCACTGCAACTTGCTTGATGAGGTCGAGCGACAGGTTAAAATGTTTTGCGCCCTTGCTGGCATCAATGATGTCGGCGGTGGCGGGCGGCATATCGCCACAATCCCAGCCGAAGCCATCAGCGGCCACGATGACTGCGTTGCCATCCTCATCCAGATAAGCGTCCTTGACTGCTGCGTTGCCAGCAATC